CCAATGAAGCCTCCTCCTGCCGTCTGCGCCGTGCCGGCGTCCATCAACTGGTTGATCGCGGTGTCGATCGTCGCGTTCAGCTTCTTGAGGAGGTGGCCCAGCCCGATGTCGTAGAAATCGCCCTTGGGATTGGGGAACATGCCGTACTTGACGAAGATCGTGCGCCGGTCGACGCAATAGACCTGGCCGTTCTCGTCGGCCTTGATGTCTTCCTTGGCGAAATTGGCCTCGAGGCGCAGCACCTCGCGGCTTTCGTGGTCGATCGTGACGATGTACGGCTCATCGATCCCGTCCTCGTCGAGGTCGATCCAGCGGTACTGCTCGAGCAGCAGCCTCGCGCCCGAGTTGTCGTCGTCCTCGTCCATCTCGAGTTCGGCGTTGCGGTAATAGCCGGTCTTTTCGTGCTTGCGGATCTCGTGCGGGAAGACGTCGTTCAGCTTCTGCGTCATCCGGGGCGTGGTCTCGAGGTCGCGGGCGACCTTGGGGACGACGAAATCCAGCGCCGGCAGCATCATCGACATGACGCCCTTGTACTTGTCGAACCAGACCTTGCGGAACACGCAGCCGACGATCGGCAACTGCATCAGCAGCGCGTCGGTGTCGGCCTCCCAGCCCGTCATGCGGTAGAACATCGTCGTGTTCAGGAACTCGCTGACGCGCTTGGCGCGCTTGGCCTTGGATCCTGGCGGGACATCCCACACCGGCACCATCTTGCCGTCGGGTCCGACCACCGGCTGGGGCGGGCCTGGCTGGCCGTCGGGGCCGGGCGGTCCCGGCTGGATCTGCGGCAGCGGCAGCATCTGCCCGGTCTCGGGGTGCGGCCCCAGCTTCGGCCGGCCATTGTCCTGCCCGACGACCTTGCACAGGATCGCCTCGTCGCCCTTGACCACGGCCGGGTACATCCGGGCGTTGAACTGGAGCGCCGCGGTCGTCAGCAGCGGGATGTTGATGTTCGACGCATTGGGCCAGGGCGTCGTCTTGACCTCGGTCGCCTTGTCCTGCGCGGCGCTGTCGAGCGCCTCGGTGGCGACCTTCTCCCAGTCCTCGCGGTCCTTCAGATCCTTCTCGTAATCATCGACGCAGTCGGCGCCCAGCTTGACCCGGCTGTCCTCGTCCAAAGTGTCGACGATGTTCCCCTGCGACCCGGCCAGGAGGTAGGTCCGGTCGAGCGGGCTGGGATCGTTTGCGGGTACGATCGCAGCGACCTCGTCATCGAGGTCCAGGGGAACAGTCGCCATCGGCTAGTCCTTTCAGGCAGCCTTCTTCGCCTTGCGCGGTTCCAGCTTGAGTTCAGGCCCGGCACCGCCCAGTGCCGCGGCCATGACGCGACCTTCCGCGGCCAGCGCGGCCTCGGGGTCGAGTTCGGGCGGGGGCGGCGGATCCGGGTTCGGCAGGTCGTCCATCGACCAGGGCGCGCCCAGACCGCCGTGAGCGGCCATGCTGGTGCGGACTACGCCATGCACCCGCGCCTGGGCTTCCAGTTCCTCGTCGCTCATCTGCTGCTCGGCGCCGGCCTTGCCGGTCTTCGCCTTGCTCTCGGTCTTGGCGGCCGCCTTGGTCTTGCTGCCGGCCCGGCGGACGCGCCGGCCCTTGCCCTTGGCCTTGGGCTTGTCAGACCCGAGACCCAGAGCGTCCTTCACCTTGTCGAATGGTCCCATCAAACACCTCCCAGCGCCTGGCGGCGCGCCACTGAGGCAGCGGCTTCGTCGGCCTCCGCCTGCTGCTGCTTGGCGGAGAGCGGCGGCGATGCCTGGCCGGCCGCCTCGGCCCGCTTCTTGGCATGCCTCGCCTTGATGCCAGGCTCCTCGGCCGGGGTCGCGAGGCGCGTGTGCGTCTCGTAGTCCTTGGCCGTGCGGCACCGCTCGATGTCGTTCTCGTCGCGGGCCTTGTTGACGGTGTCGCCCTTGCGGGCATTGCGCTTGATCTCGTCCTCCTCGCCCGGGGTGGCGAGGCGAACAGGCGGCTGGCCGTCGCGGTTCTTCGCGTCGTCCTTGTCCTGCCCACGGCCCTCGGGGTTGGCCTTGACGCCCTTGTCGGCCGGCAGCTGGGTCGGCTCCGGCCGGCCTCCGACTGCGCGCTTGTCGTCGGTGTTGCGGTTCTTGGCGGCGTCCTTGGCCTTGTCGGCCATCGACTGGGGAATGCCCTTGATGTCTACCATGTCTTGTCTCCTATGCGGTCACGGGGTCGGGAATTGTGACCATCTCCACAACGATTGGATCGCCGATACGGCTCGCCCCGACCTGCCCGCAGTCGAATACGAAATTGGGGGCGAAATCATCGAACACCTGGTCATCGAACACGCCGCCGGTCTTGGTTGGCGGGTCCGTCCCGACGACCATCAGCGCCAGTGGCGGGTCAGGGGCGAGCGTGACGGCCATCAGGCGACCGACAGCACCGTCAGCAGCAGGTAGAGGGTCAGGAGCGCGAGGCCGAGCGCGGTGAGGTCGACCGACGGCCACCGGGCGGTGCCTCCGAACGCGCCGAGCAGGAAGGCGATCAGCGCGGCGAGGACGAGCAGGATCATCACGATCGACATGTCATTTTCCCTTCTTTGCAGCTGGTTTCTTCGCGGCTGTGGCAGGCTTGGGCGCGATGCCCTCGCCCTTGGTCTCGATCTGCTTGCCGACGCACACCTTGGCCTGGGTGGCGAACGAGGCCGCGTCGGCGATGTACGGGTCGGGCGTCTTGCCGTCCTCGACATAGTCGCCGAGGTTGTTGATCACCGTCTGGAGACGGGTCGCGATGCGGTCCAGGGGTACTCGCTCAGTCATCACATGCTGCTCCCATTTCGCCGGCGCTGACGCGGATGATCGCGGCCGGCGTCTCGGCCTCCGGCACGATCCAGAAATTGAGCGCCTTCCAGTTGGCCCAGTCCGGGGTCGGTCCCCATGTTAGGCGGATCTCGCCCTTGCGCTCGCACACCGCTCGGAACCAGCGATCCCCTGCCTTGAACGGCTCGCCCGATAGGATCGCCTCGTCAACGTCGACTGTCATGCGTCAATATCCCGTGATCGGATTGCGGCCCTGCTCCAGGACCAGTTCCTCGTACTCCTCGTCCGCGGTGATCGGCCACGCGATCGGCAGATCCTCCTCGAGGAAGCGAGCCAGGGCGTCGAGCATATCATCATGCGCCGCGACGGGGAAGGCGAGGTATTCCTCATCGATGAAGGTCTGCGTGAGGTCGACCTCCTTGCCCTCGTAGTTGGTCTTGGTCAGCTTGGGGTGGAGGTAGATCCTGCCCTTCTCGAACCACGGGACCAGCCGGCGGATCCGGTCGACCTTGGGCTGGGTGCCGCCGAGCTCGGTGATGTCGAAGCGGTAGTTCTCATGCTCCATCTCGGACCGGATATGCTCGATGTCGCCCTGCATGCCGTAATGCTCGTAGCCGACCGCCATCGGCTTCCACTTGCGGTGCCAGGCGATCAGGGTCGAGGCGCGCTCGGTCAGGTTGAGGCGGTCGCGCAGCATGTCGTGGACGTAGACCTTGCGATCCGAGCCGAGGCCGATCGCCCACATGGCGGTGTAGTCGCTGAGTTTCTTCTTCGCGCTGGCCGGGTCGACCAGGATGACGAGGTTGTGTCCCCGCGGCGGCGCCAGCGCATAGCGCAGCCACTCGCGCTTGAAGCCCTGCACCTGGTCGGCGACCGGGTTCTGGAGCATCTGGCAGCCGAAGACGTACGGCCCCATGTCGCTGCGCTTCTCGGCCAGCTTGGCGCGGGTCAGGAACACCGGCTCGCCCTCGACCTTGCCGTCCTCGGTCGCGGCGTAGATCCTGGGCCTGGCGGTGCCGGCGGCGAGGATCACCCGGTAGCTGTCGTTGAAATGGTAGCGCGTGCCGATGAAGCGGCGCTTGCCGTCCCGGGTGCCGAGATTGTACGACAGGCGCAGGCTCTCGGTGGTCTTCTCGATCATCTCCGGGGTCGACACGCTCTCCTTGGTGACGACGTCATCGTAGACGAGGATCTGGAAATGCTTGGCTGTCGGCTGCCCGTCTACCACTCCCCACGCTTCGACGGTACTCTCCTTCGGATTGGACGTTCGCTTGACGATGATGCCCTCGTCCTCGCTCCACTTTGGGCTGTGCTTCGCGGGGTCAGCGTAGAGGACATCGGGAAACCAGCCTTTGAGGGTGTCGTTGGTCTCGAACTCGCGCTTGATCTGCTTGAGAAAGGCCTTGGCGATCGGGCGCGTGTGGCTGAAGATCCCGATCGTGACGTCTGGGTTATTGAGGATGTCCTGGATGGTCAGGCCGAAGGTGATGATCGTAGATTTGTAATGCTCTCGCGCCCACAGGTCGAGGTATCCATCGGGGTTTTCCTGCACCTCGAGGCACCGGGCCTTGACCCAGTCATTGTCACAGTCCTTCCGACCCAGACCGTGAACCAGCAGCCAGTGGAGGTTCGTCCGACATAGGTGCCGGCAGCGCCTTCGTTCGCGCTCCAGGCCGAGCTCGGTCAATCCCGGCGGCTCGGAAAGCAGCATCGATGAAGAGGCGCTCGAGTTGGTCATCGTCCATGTCCTCCAGGCCGCCCGGCGTGTGAATGACCTCCTTCGGCACGACCGAGGCGATCACCTTGAGGTAAGCGACCGGGTCATCGCCGCGGACCTTATCGATGACGTCGACCCCGTGCAGCTGGAAATCGTCGTGGAGCGCGGCGATGAAATCCTCGCCCAGCTTCTGCTTCGATCCCTTCGGTCGGCCGGCAGGATTGCCCGACTGGCCCGGTAGCCACGGGGTCAGTTGTTTGGGAACTCTTGATACAGTTGCGGCGGGCTGCGTCGCCATGCCCTAACTCCGGTTATGTCGGTGGTAGGTCCGGTTGTACATCGTCGCTGGGTTTCTGTCGCGCTCGACCTCTTCGATCAGGCGGCGCAGTGCCACGCTGCTCACGTTCACGCTGATGTCTTCCGCGGTCTTTGCCATGCGCCCTTATCGCGCTGTCAATGGACAACATCAACCGAAGTTGTGCCGATCACTCTTCCTCTTCGCCGTGATCGATCTCGAGTTCGTCCTCTACGTCATCGCCTGGACGGTTGTTCCACAGCACGATCGCCTGGTCGATGTCGGTGTGGTGATACGGCCCTTCGCATCCGCAGTTGCCGCAGACCACGAACAGGGCTGGCGTCTCCTGCACCTCGAGGTTGAGCGAGGCGCAGAACGGGCATTGCTTGGCGTCATCCATTTTCATGTCTCCTGTGTGACTTGGCGAAGATGATGTGCGGTATGAGGCCGTATTTGGCAGCGCGGGCATAGACCGTCTTGGGGTTGATCTCCAGTTCGGCCGCCCATGCCGCGAGCGACTGGCTGCGGCCGCGCCACTCAACGATTACGCGCTTGGCCATTGCTGTCCCTCATGTCAGTCGCTCCATTTCGGCGGCGAGTTTCTCGTGGTAGCCGCCCTCGGCATAGTTGGATCCGTTGTACCCCTTGGCGAACGGGCGGCACTCGTCCGGGTCGGTCGAGATCTGCTTCATCTCGTCGATCAGGCTCGACAGCTTGATGTAGCCGACGAGCAGGAAATAGTGGTGGTACTCGCTGCGGACGGTCGAGTAGGCCATCTCGAGGGCGCAGGTGAACTCCATGTTCGGATACCAGAAGCCCATGATCTGGAACTTGCCCCACGAGGCCGACTTGAACGCCTGGTCGATCTCGCCGGTGCAGATGGCGCGTGTCAATTTGTCCCAACTGTCCTCGTTGTAGCCGCCGGCCTGCGGGTTGGAGTAACTGGTGGTGTCGAACATGTGGCTGGTGAAACTCGAGAACTTGTGGCGCTCGAACAGCATCTTGGGGCGTCCGTTGCTGTCGTATGCTCCGCCTCCGCTCTCGACGTTGGCGACCGCCACCAGTTGCTCGTAGCTGACCCCGGCGCGATCGGCGAGGGAGCGCAGCTGGTCTTCGGTCACCGGCAGCGGGTCGAGGTTGACGAACGCATCCTTGGTCGCCTGGCGGGTCGCCTCGCCGCAGACGCCGTCGCTGTCGACCGGCTGGTTCTTGGCGGTGAGCCAGGTCTGGTAATCTTCAATCAGCATGTCACCCTCCTAAAAACGCGACGGATGCCCCGCCAGGAACAGAACCACGGCAATGATCAGGATTAACGCCAGTGCTACTCGCATCGTTTGAAATGTCCCCTGATGACGGCGTCCTGTTGGGCGATGACGCGCATCAGGTCGAGGATGATCATGCGCTCGACCCAGGCGAGGCAGAGCGCCGCCAGCAGCAGCCAGACCAGCAGCCATGAGATCCAGGTCATGCGATCAACTCCATCTGAGAGCCGCGGGCGGGTTGTGCCGGCGGCATGTTGGCGGGCAGCATCTGGAGCGCGGTGAGGCCGCCCTTGGTGTCCTCGACCGGCCTGAACCCGGCGATGATGAAGCAGTGACCGGGATCGCGCTTGGGCGTGACCTTGTCGCGGTTGACGAACGTGATCATGCCGAGCGGCGGCGGAGCGCCGTAGCAGTGCCGGGTCGCGGCGACCGCCTGGCGGATGAGTTCGGACGACAGGCCGGCGCCTTCGTTGCGGAAGATCGAGCAGACCCATGCCCCGCCCCAGGCATGCTTGACGTATTCGGCGTATGGCCAGCTGGTGACCCACACCGCCTTGCCGGCCGGGGTTGATGCGACCAGCACGAGGCATCGACCTGGCGGCACGAATTGCGGCGAGCCGATCTTGCGCCGGTTGTAGTGGCGATCGGCGATGTCGCACGCGAACGGATCGAAGCGGTGCGAGATCTCCCAGATCACGGACCTTCCTCCCGCTCGGGCAGTTCGGTCCAGTGGGTCGGCGAGCAAGATCCCGAGCGATATTTCCACATCGTCCCGTGGGGCTGCTTCGGCCACCAGGCTTCGTGCGCCCAGTCGACGAGGACGCCGGCGAAGCGGCAGACAAGGACATGTGTCTCGTCCCTGGGCGCGCTGTCGATCGTGCGCCATTTGGCGCTGACGCTGACGGTGGTGTCGGTCATTCAAAATCTCCCCCGCAAGCGATCACGCCGGGCGGCACGATCCCTTTGTTGAGATTGGCCTCGACCTCGGCCATGCGCTCGTAAGCCGCCCTGCGCCCCGGGGTCAGCTTGGGCATGATGATTGCCGCATCATCATCGTTCAGCCCGAGGTATTCGGCCAGTTGCTTGTCGGTCAATGTCCGCGCCTCTGGTAGTCGACCACGCCTGCTTCCAGCGCGTCGGCGATCCGCTTCAGGCTGATAGCGATCGACACGACCGCCTCACCCTCGCCCACCACCCAACTGACGCTTCCCTCGTACATGTCGTCCCTTGAGTGGCGGGCGGCTTGCTCGATCAGGTCTCTCGGATTGGTCATTCAAAATCTCCCCAGATCCAGCACACCGCGCCGATCAGGATCGCGGTCACATAATTGTGTTCGAGCAGGTTCCAGAAGCCGACGCCCAGCGCCACCCACCAGAACGTCACCTGCGGTTCCCGTGTGAACAGTCGATGGCGTGTTTGAACGTGCCGTCGCCGTTCGCCATCTTGGCGACGAAATAG